AGAGCAATCATAACACTATATGGTATCCCTGATACTATTCTAAGAATAAACGAATATGGGGGTAAAGATAAAGACAATACAAACGATTGGGATTATTGGTATAATCAATATAACTATGCCTATACCCAAAATGGTGATAATTGGATTGAAGTATCAACAACATTAAATCCTAATTGGGGAGCACTTTCTGATATTCCTCAAACTTTAATGTTTAGGTTTAAAACTAATGGTTTGCCTACATCTAATATCCCATATTCTCAAAGTTTATATTTTCAAAGTAGCCCTTTAATAAGATTAGAATACACAGGATCAGGTTACACTACTTCATCTTTTATATCTAGCAGCGCAGATCCTATAGACCCATATTATCAATATGCTAATCTAAAATGTGGTGTCGGACCGACTATATATTTACCATTTTTTGATGGTGGGTGGTGGTCAGTAATGGTAACTCCTACTACAATATATGCTGCTAATTCTATATATAATGGATACGATGGAAATCAAATAGGATTTAAAGCTTCACAAAGTGCTGGACTTTCTTTTACTGGAACATCATTTTTTGGAAGGGGAGATGCAACCCATAAAAACTTTTCAGGTTCATTTCAAGAAATCAGATACTACACTGTACCCATAAGCGAAAGTGTATTTGATGATTATGTAATGAATCCTAATTCCATTGAAGGAAATGGAACAAATCAAGGCCCAAACCAACTTGCCTTTAGAGCATCTTTAGGTGGGGAATTATATACTGGTTCAACTTCAATACACCCTAAAGTAACCGGATCATGGGTTACTACTTCATCCTTTACAAGTAACAGTAACTTTAGTTTTAATACTACTCCAATATTCGTATCAAATACTCAATCTGTATTTTTTGATCAACCCCCAGTTGGTATAAAAAATCCGGTAGCAGATAAGATTAAACAGCAAGATATCACATTACCTTATAGCAGTAGCTTAGCTAATATCCCTGTTAACACAACATTATCTCCGTTTAAATCAATACAACAAGATTATGCAATTAGCCAAAGTTATACTAAAAATATAAATTATGTTGAAGTAGGATTTTCACCTCAAAACGAAATAGACGATGATATTAGTTCTCAAATAGGATATATCAATATTGGAGAATATATTGGTGACCCTAGATTGGTATCTTCATCTGCAGAAACATATCCTCCACTAGATGTTTTACGAAATGCATATTTTGAAAAATACACTCATAATTACGATATAAACGATTATATAAGACTTATCAAATTTATAGATAATTCTTTGTTTAAAATGTTACAAGATTTTACTCCGGCAAGAGCAGGTCTTGCTTCGGGTATTATTATAAAACAACATTTACTTGAAAGAAATAAATATCCTGTCCCTCAAGCTACCCTAGATACTCAAATAGCATATTATGGAAGTGGAAGCGGAAATAATATATCGTGGGACACTCCATTCACATTTCAAAACATGCTTATTTCAGGGGCTGGTGTTAGAATGTATGAAATTACAGGAAGTACAGGGGGTGTATTCCCAAATTTGAATGGATTAACATCTTCATTATATACAGGAAATAATATAGTAAATATAACACAAAGTTGGAGTGGAACTACTCCCTCAAAAAGTGGATCAGTTCCTTTTACTCAATCGTCCCAAATAGAATTCTTTAATGGAGAACTAAGTGGATCATTAATATTAGTTACAGATGGAGATTTAAATGGAGATAATCCATTTTTAAACCCAAGCACTACAGTTTTAAGTTATAATACAATCACACAATTTTCTACTTCTGGCTATCCAGATTGGTTAGCTAATAATAATCCATCTAATGGGGAAATATATTTATTATTTGATGATAATCTAACTTTTCAAAACCCTATAGGGCCTGGAGGGGGAAGTGGTGGTGGTGGTTCTAATACTGGAGGATCAGCCATACCCCCCAAAAATCCATAAAAAATTTTTAAGTATGTCTACAAAAGGAATAAAATATATAAAAATCGCAAAATCCGGTTCGGATGGAATAAATAATACTATAAATTTATCCCAATTAACCCACTTACTTTTAGTATCTCCAAATCTAGCTACTAGACTTTCATATGATGTGGTTAGTAGAACAGAATATCTTGATTATTTTTTATATGGAGTATTAACTAATCCTAATACTGCTAGTACTGCTAACTATTCCAACTATAACGTACTATTTAACCCTAATATAGGTAACATCCCATTCATCAATTCAGACTATGATGTTTTATCAGGAAACATTGACTTTGATAGATATAATCAAAAATATATGGATGTAGATAATGTTGATAGTCAAATCGTTCCTGTAAATTTACAATCAATATTATCAGGATCTGCTACTTTAGCTAAAGTACAAGATTCAAATTATACTTTATACAGACAAATAGGCTCTAGATATTTAGGTCACCAATTAAATTCTCCTAGTTTAAATCAGTATAGTCAATATGTAGATGATCAAAGATTAGGCATACTATACGATGCAGATAGCCCTGTAAATCCTGCTATTTCTTATGGTAAAACTCCGAATGTTGGTAATCCTAAAACATATTTTGTCCAATTTAATTGGGTAGCTGGTACTTCTCCTGAATTAGGGGACAGTGTGTCAAAATATATAAATACTAGTGTCAAATATATAATAGATGAAAATGGAAAACGAATTAATCCGATAAATGATGTTGATGGCATAAATGTAGGAATAATTAAGCAATCATTTAATACAAATGCTACTGTGCAATTATCGAATCCTCAAGCTTTTGGAACCGATATGAGTATATTAAATGGTACTTTTCCTGTATTTTTAGCAGGAGAAAAAATTAAACCAATAATATATACCCAAGTAAACACATACGATAGTAGAGGAAATGTTGGTTTAACCTCTTCATACTCTAGCTCGGTGACATTTACGCAAGGAGATATTCCTAATGCTCCAATACCAGATTCGACAAATGATTATAGATTAACTGCGTTTGTACCTAGCTTAGATAATTATACTTCTACATTTTTACCTAATAGAATATATGAAATAAATTTTGGACCACAAACAGGATCATATCCTTTTGAAATTAAATTTAATTCCCCTATATTATTAGGAACCTCAGGAAGTTTTCCTACTTCATCTATTACTCCTACTACCGGCTCTAGATATAACCCTACAGGATCTTTAGGAGATTTAGAAGATCAAGGATATATATTATATTTTGAAGCTTATCTAAAATTAAACTCAAATCTATTCTCACCTCTTCCCCCAGCTCTTTATGATCCAGGAAGACAATTTTATTTTCAAATACAAAGATCTACTGATAATGGAAGTAATTGGACATCTATATACGATACTAAAGTTGTGTACTTTCCTACCAATAATAAAAACTTTAGTACTGATTTTTATATGAGAACTACCCAAACCCAAGTTACTACTTCTTCGCTTTATAGAATAGTAGCTAATAGAGCTGATAATAACATTAGGGGGAATGAATTTATAAATGGAAATATTCAAGTAGCAGATGGTAGCTATTTCAAAATAACCCAATTCCCATCACCAAGCACAGGCCAAGTAACCCGATTTTGGTTTACAGACCAAGTATCAGGACTTTCTATTTCTAATTTGCTATATGCTGCTAAAGGAGCACCCCCACTAACTTCTTCTTTTACTTCCTTTATAACTCCGTTTCATAATACTGCATCTTCTGTGGGTAGTGCATCGTTTAATATTAATGGAGCTAATATAATACTCACAGGAAGTAATAAATTACCAAATTCTACTAATTTAATGTATGTTTCAACGGGATCATCCGCTCCAGACACAACCGCAAATGTAGCAGCGAACATAAATGCTAGTTCATCTAATGGTTTATTTAATAACACTTCTGCGGCTTTAAGTGATATTTCTGCTTCTAGTATTGGGGCAAATTTAAATTTATATTCTAAAAGTACAGGAGTATCTGTTAACCAATATTATTTTAAATATACTGGGTCTAATGTAAGTACAGGAAACCAAGATATTATTACAGGTAACTTTACGGGGGGGGAAAACTTAAGTACAGGATTAAACGATGTTTGGGGTCAAAGACAAGCAAACATAGAAAAAAGTGGATTTGACTATATTAATACTGATTTTGAGCCTCAAGAAGGGGATGAAATTAGATTTAATGGTACTGAACAACAAACATATGTAATAACTGGAGTTACTCAATCTTTAAAATCTCAAAGAGGTTTACCTGATATATATCCTACCTATACTTTAATATTAGACAGAAGAATATCACCATCGGTTAATACAGATTATTTCTTATTAAGAAGATATTATAAAGACCCTAGCAATATTATATTAGCAGTAAATAAACCACCAGGAAGCACAAGTACAGGTATCATGAAACCAGAATATATAACCAAAACAGTAGAAGAAATATCTAGGGAAATTCTTACTGAATTAATATTAACATAATCTTAATAAAAAACATAAATTACACATATTTATAATAAAAAAACAATTTAAACAAATGGGATATTTAGACAACTCAATAGTAACAGTAGATGCTATTTTAACAACAAAAGGCCGCCAGCTTCTCTCGCAGGGAAATTTTCAAATAACACAATTTGCTTTGGCAGACGATGAAGTAGATTATACATTATATAATCCAACCCACCCATCTGGGTCTGCTTATTATGGACAAGCAATTGAAAATATGCCTTTACTTGAAGCTATACCTAGTGAAACTCAAGTAATGAAATATAAATTAACTACTTTACCAAGAGGAACAGCAAGATTACCTATCCTTGATTTAGGGACTGCAACTATTCTACTGAAACAAGGAGCCTCAGTAGCAATTACTCCCCAAACCTTGAACTATTTAGGTGGCAGTACATATGAAACTAGTGGTTATACAGCTACTATTTCAGATGTTAGATTATTTAGTACATTTGAGGGTTTAGGCATTAATACTCCACAAGCTCAAGCTCTCAACCAAACTACAACTTTAGGAACCTCAGTATCTAAAACAGTTGTTGGAACTACAATTAGTCTAAGAGCAACCACAGTAAATACATTATTTAGTTCAAATCAACAATTAACCGCAACTTTAACTATAGAAGGTAGAGATAGTGGAGCCCGCATAACCATCCCAGCAGTAATAGAAAAAATATCCTAAAATATGCCAACATTTTATAGACTAGACCCTTCAGATTTTATAGTAAGTGCAGATGCAATATCTGCTCCTATATGGTCAAGCAACACTCCTTCTTTAATATTTAATGCTACAAATGTAGCCACTCAATCCGTACAAGCTTTAGGAACTTCAGGCCAATTTTATTTAACTGTTTATCAAACAGGATCCGGATTTGTTGATGCTATCCCCCAGTTTGATATAGCATATGCTGATGCTAATGGTAGCGGTAGTTTAGCCTATAATCTTGCTGTTACTCAAAGTTCTCCTACTACAACAATATATGGACAATATCAGGATTTAATATTAGGAGATGAAAATGCACAGTTTGTTTTTGGAACAACTACTTCTTCACAATTCTTTGCTTTATCTTTTGAAAGAGCAAGATATAAAGAAGCTTTATTACCTGGATCTTTAACTCTTGTACTTAAAAGTGGGGCTAACACAATATCATTAACAGATAATAGTCCAGTAGCTACAGTTCCCCAATACATAGGAACTAATAGGGTATTCAATATAGTGTCAGGATCAGCAGGTAACCCTACTGGTTCAGCAGTTTATGGGTGGTTACTCCCAGATATAGGAACAATATTAATAAATAACTCTGTAAACATAGGACCAATCACGAAAATCGCTGTTAGTGCACCAATAACAACAACTACCCCTAGTCCAAATGTAGCCTTTTTTAATCTTATCCAAACTGCTTCTCTTAATTCTTCTGAAACAATAGCCTCAGATTATATTTTTGTACGAGCAAGAAGCTCAGAATTTAATTACTCTGAGAACCCGTCTTTCATCTCAGGATCTACAGGTGAAGTTTTATATAGTAGCTTTATAAATAACCCACAAACATATGTTACAACAATAGGTTTATATAATGATACAAACGAATTACTAGCAGTAGCTAAATTATCTAGACCATTACCTAAAGATTTTACATCAGAAGCCTTAATTCGTGTTAAGTTAGATTTCTAAAATGAATGGGCGCCTACAAACAATTTTTAACATCTGATATAATTATCACTCCTTTTGAAGTAAATAAATCGTTTACTTTTCAAGGAGCGTCTGAATTAACAGCATCAAGTGTTTCTATAGATAGATTTTTAGGACTTAACACAAGTTCTTTATTTAGCCCAATTATTGATCCTAAAACAGGACAAGTATCAGGCTCAACCCAATACCAGCGCTTAATATATAATTCAATTAAAGAATTATTTTATTCAAATTACTTAAGTTCAAGTTTAGGTGGAACTTCAAGTTACGGAGATCCTGCTAATATTGGATTTATAGTGCCTGGAAGAGATGAAGCAGGAAATGTTTTAGTAGGACCACCATCTTCAACTGGTAGATATTTTAATTATAAGCAAACAGATTTAACATTTGCTAAATATTTTCCTACATTATCTAATTCAACTATTGGAGTAATATCTATACCTTCTCGTTTGTTTGGAAATTATATTCAACCAAACTCATTTATATGGAAATCAAGTAGCTTTACTATCACAGACGATGGAGAAGGTAACCTAATATCAGGATCAACAATATACGGAAATATATTTTATTATCACGGTATAGCAGTTATAACAAGCGGATCACCAGCAGATATACTTAATTTTGTAACCTCATCTGCTGTTACTTGTTCATTTTCTTCTTCACTTACAATATACGAAACACAGTATAAATGTACTATACGAGAAAATGAATTTAATGCTACATTAAATCCGTCAGCTGAGATTGGTACTACAGAAACAGTAATTAGTGAAAGTTATTTTTATCAACCAAATGGAGGAACTTTAGCAAATAATGTAACTGGTTCGTATTTTGCTCCTTATGTTACTACAGTAGGGTTATATGATGAAGATCAAAATCTATTAGCAATAGGTAAACTTGCCCAACCATTACCAACCACAGTAGCAACTGATACAACAATATTAATAAATATAGATAGATAAAAATATAAAATTTAAGTTATGAAAGGTTATCACGTTTACACTCAATCAGAGGAAAGCAAATACTATGATCCTATAGACGATATAGTGCTTTTATTATCAATAATATCTTGGAAAAAATATTTTGGTCCAATACACTTATATTGTAACCAAAAATATTTAGACCGAATATCTAAATGGGGATTACATCTAGAATACAGTAATATAGATACAAATGAATTAGAAAATAACATACCATTTAAAAAATATCTTAATGAATATTTTGCTTTTTCTAAAATTTATATTACTAAATTATTAGCAGAAAAAAATGAACCATTCACTATGGTAGATACGGATTTATGGATAAATTCTCCTTTTAGCATTCCCGATGTAGATATATTATTTAATCACGATGAAGTAGTTATTAATCATGAAGATCATTACCCTAATGGATATATATATCCTAAATATTTTTTAAATGAAGATGATGATGATTTAAATATGTTTAATCATGTATCAAATCCAATAAATGCTTCTATAAATTTTTATATTTCTAATTTCCAAAATCCTATAAACGATTGGTATGATTTTGTTATAAAAGTAATAAACAGAAATAAAGATATAAAAAATGAAATAAAAAGAAATGCTAAAATGCTATTTATTGAGCAACAGGCTTTTCCTAAATTTTTAGAAAAACACAATACAAATTTTGATTTTATATTACATAGTTCCTATATAACCCACGGTGACGGCCTTGTTGGAGATGGAAGAGAATGGGAACCTAACATATATTCTAATCCTCAATTTGCATATGAAGCTAATTTAGTAAAACATATATGGGGACTAAAAAAATGCTATGATAATCAGTATGTAAGAGAAGCTATTATAGAACTAATATTAAACTCCCTCCAATCATACCCCCCAAAAATCCATAAAAAATATAATTCACTAATATCAACAGTAAAAAATCTTATATAAAATTATGTGGTTATATAATAATAAAGTTATAGAAACATTAGACGATTTTCCTCTCAACATATACGGGTTTATATACATAACTACTCATATACCCAGCGGGGTATCGTACATTGGTAAGAAAGTACTGTATCACAATGTAAAACGCAAGTTAACACGCAAAGAACTAGCCGAACACCAAGGTGTAGGTCGTAAACCAACCCACCAAGTAGTTCAAAAGGAAAGCGATTGGAAAACATATTACGGCTCTGCTAAACCTATTCTAGAAATGTTAAAAGAAGGTAAACAGCAAGAATTCAACCGCGAAATACTAGAGCTAGTTTATAGTAAAAAATTATTAACATATTACGAGTGTAAGTATTTGTTTAAATATGGAGTGCTAGAAAACCCTTTAGAATATTTTAACGATTCAATCCTTGGAAAATTCTACACAAGTGATTTTAAGTAATTGATATTCTTGGTAAATTTTTTAATATTTATCATCGATGATAGGTATTTATAAAATTACAAATCCAAAAGGAAAAATATATATTGGTCAATCAACTAATATAGAAGATCGTTGGGAAAAAGGACACAAATATAATTCTGGGAGTGGTAAAAAGTTAAAGAATTCTTTTAAGAAATATGGTTGGGAAAACCATAAAAAAGAAGATATTGAAGAATGTTCTGTAGAAGAACTTTCAACCCGAGAAACTTATTGGATAGAGTACTATGATAGTTATAAAAAAGGACTTAATTCTACTCCTAAAGGAGGAATACAAGGTTATAAAGATGAACAATGGAGAAAAAACCATTCAGAAGGATTAAAAGGTAGAAAAGGAGTTTGGGAAGGTAAAACTCGTCCTGAACATAGTGCTTTTTTAAAAGAAAATGGTTGTGGCTTATCTTATGAAAGAACTCAAGAACATAAAGATAATCTTTCTATAATGATGAAAGAAGTATGGAAAAATAAAAAAGAAGAAATAAGTAAAAAAATTACACAAAACAAAATAGGAAAAGGATTAAAACCTATTATTTGTGATACTTTATTTGGAATAGAATTCAAATCATTATCAGAAGCAAGTGAGATTTTAAATTTAAATAAAGGTAACATATGTGAAGTTTTAAAAGGAAATAAAATTCATATTAAGGGATTTGTTTTTCGATATAAGAATTTGGCTATTTAGTCTTAATTTCATATATTCCCCACTATGATAAATCAAACTCTAGTTACGCTAGTAAACTCTGTACTTGGTACCGGAAAACTTACTGCTAGAGGGAATGCGGCTTATACTTGTCCTTTTTGCAAACACACCAAACCAAAACTTGAGATAAACTTTGATGAAGAATCAAAAAGCTATGAAAGTTGGCATTGTTGGGTTTGCAACAAGAAAGGTAAAAAATTACACCAAATGTTTAAGCTTATTGGTGTGCCCGGAGAAAAACTTGTAGAACTTAAATCTATAGTTAAAACATATTTTGTTATAGATACTCCTAAACAAGAAGAGAAATTAGAATTACCTAAAGAATTTAAATCGCTACTTGAGATTACACAAAATGATATTACAGGAAGACACGCTATAGCATACCTTAAAGCTAGAGGTACTACAAAAGACGATATTATCAAATACAATATGGGATATTGCGAAAAAGGAAGATATGCTAACCATATTATTATCCCATCGTACGATGCAAATGGCAATCTAAATTATTTTACTGCTAGAACATTTAACCAAACCAGCACTGTAAAATATAAAAACCCATCTACATCCCGCAATATAATACCATTTGAAATATTCATAAACTGGAATGTACCTGTAATATTGTGTGAAGGTCCGTTTGATGCTCTAGCAATTAAACGAAATGCAATACCATTACTAGGTAAAACAATACAATCTAGTTTAATGAAAAAACTTGTTACATCTGCTGTAGAAAAAATATATATAGCGTTAGACAAAGATGCACAAAAACAAGCATTAAACTTTTGCGAAAACTTAATGAAAGAAGGAAAAGAAGTATATCTTGTAGATTTACAAGACAAAGATCCGGCAGATATGGGATTTAAAAATTTTACTCATCTCATTCAGGAAACTTATCCTTTAACGTTCTCTGATCTTTTAGAGAAAAAACTCCAACTAATATGATACTAAAACACTCGTATGATAGGATACTAGAAATATCCGATGACTACAAACAAATTACATTACCCGATTCCCGTTACTATAGACGTAATGGAGAATATTATCCATCTATCACTTATGTACTACAATATTATCCAAAGGGTAAACATTTTGAAAATTGGCTTAAACAAGTAGGATATGCGTCAGAATATATAGTTAAAAAAGCAGCCGAAGAAGGTACTCAAGTACATGAATTAGTAGAAAAATATTTAAACGGAGAAGAGCTTCACTACCTATCCAAAAATGGAGACCCAATATACTCACCTGAAGTTTGGCAAATGTTTTTGCGATTTACAGAATTTTGGGAAACATATAATCCTAAACTCATAGAAACTGAAGTTCATCTATTTTCAGACGAACTTAAAGTAGCAGGAACATGCGATTTGATTTGTGAAATAGATGGTAAACTATGGTTATTAGATATTAAAACCTCAAACCACATGCAAACTACCTATGAGCTACAAACCGCAGTT